GACACCGGGATATTGGCTGAAATGATGGTTTTTAGTTCCCCCATGATTAGCCCATTTTGTTTTTTAATAAATAAGTAACTGAAAGAATTAGGTCGGGAGGCCTAGATGTGTGGCTGCGCCCCAAATCCCGCCAGTGACGGCCCAGATGTTCAAGATAAGGATTCAAAATAATATTATAACCTGTCTATATAGACACTAGGATATGGCAAAAGCAATGACCGGCAGTTTCTACCTTACCGAAACTGTAACACTAGCAGACACATTAACAGACGGCGACAGGGTGCAAGGATCTATCGATTTAGGCGCATATGTAAATGTCGCAACAGGACAAGCAATAGCAGTTGAATCTGTTGACTTTATCTTCCAAGTAGGAACAGATTACGGTCAAGCAGGTACTGACATGCTAACTGCTAGTGGTGCATTATCTGTTCAACTAACAGACCTTAATCCAGGAACAGCATTTGTTAGAGCAGACAATCAGAGTCTTATTGCCTCTGGTTCTCTAAACATTGATCGTGCAGGTTCTACTGCAACTAACGGTAACACACTTTCACATCAAAGCGATCTATACCCAGATAACTTTGGCCCAACTAACTTGAGTGAAGCATTCATGGTTGTTAATGATACACTTTACTTGGTTTCTGGTCCAGATGCAGCAGATATTGGTGGAGAGGCTGTTTCAGTCACTGCAAGAATCCGTTGTCGTGTAGCTAAGTTGAGCAAGATGGATTGGATGTCGATTGCAATTCAGAGCACTGCCTCAGATAACTGAGGTGGTTAACCTGGTTAAAGTCGAAGGAACACTCGAAGAACTTCGAGAACTGTTTGTCGAAGGTGCTAAGAAAGAAGCACGCAAGCAAGCAGTAAAGGCTGGTGGTGAAGTTGTTAAGTCTACTGTTAAGCGTGCTAAGAGTGCTTGGCAGAAGTTTATGGCCAATCCGAAGAAACAGATTAGGTTCAAGTCGGGTAAGCGTAAAGGTAGACTTGATCTCAAGCGAATGGCCGCAGCATACAGAAGAGAACAGCGCAGTAAAGGAAGGAAGTGATTTACTTGAGTGAACCATCTACAACAACTGCAACTCGAACTCTTTCTGGCGAAAGAAGAATGTCTATTCCAATGCAGCCATTGAATGCTGAGTTTAATGCTCAAACATTTACTTGGACTATTCAAGAAGGTGCTAGTGGATCATGGCAACTAATACCTGGGGGAATAGTCCAAGGTTTTTATCTTGAAGATTATTTTGATACATCTGGATATACTAATGACAAGTTAACTGTATTTCCTGAAAATGCGTATATCCAGGAAGCAGGAAGATATCAATTTGCATTCCCTGGTAATTCAAGACTATTAGTATTCGATTTGATTATGTCTGAAAGGTTAAACCGCGATGAATTGATTAGTTTTACAGCAGAGTTCATTGGTAGTAATAGTGGAATACCTGGAACATCTAATTCTACTGAAGATTGGATTCAGGTAATTTATGGCAGACTACGAGAATTGACAGGTATTACACAGGGCACAGTAGTTCAAGATATATTTGCAGCAGTATCTGACCAACAGTGGGGTTCAATGGAACCATCGACTGCAGACAAACTATGGAGCTACAAAATAATACTACAAGTAGGGATACCGGATGAGTTTTCTTCGATTAAGTATCCTGCTTCTAGAGTAGTATTGAATGCTGATGTACGTAGGGAAGATGATGCTGCTTACCTCATGCGACAAAAGAGAAGTTATGAGTTAACTAACTACTAGAGTTGATTTACCATGCCAACTTTGTACGGCGTTTCTCCTGGTCAAAAATTAGGTGAAGACTTTCGCTTTAGAGATGGATCGTATTCTTCTATTAGTAACTTCGATATGAACTTCTTAGGTTTGCCAGTCTATCGAGCAGATACTAAGCAAGAGTTTCTTATTGACCTTGGACTATTAGTAGGGACAGTAGCAACTAGCGGGTTTTATGCTGGCTTTAGATTTGCACTTAGCCAGGCGGAATCAGACTAGCTAGTTTGAGGCTGACAATCAAAGCACTCAAAATAGTCTGTATCTGGATGCTTAGTAATGATTTGGCTACACTCTTGTGACCAACAATAGCAATCACATAGTCTGCATAAAACATAAACATCCATCATTAACACCTCTGACCTCTGATGTGATTAAGACAACAACAGTTGATGCAATATCCTGTCCATCGCTTAGTTACTATTTGTGTCATACATCTAGAAAGTAATCTTGGAGGTTCAACGGATCTCTTACATCCAGGACAAACTCTGTTTTTTCTTCTCATATTAGCAACTCCTACAGTAACCAGAGAATGGATTACAATTCTCACAAAGACAAAGAGTAGTAGAGTAAAATAGTGATTTGCATTTGATGCAATTCCACCATGGACCTTGAAGGTAAGCAACACCATCATCATCACCCCAATCATACAACCAATCAATTTGGATTTCTTTTGTTACCCAATCGAAATTGCCATAAAATCCACAAGTCATGCGTTCAACTCCGCTAAAAGTAATGCTTTCAATTGTGGTGATGTATCTTCTCTAGCAAGCAACACTGCAAGCAACTGCCGAGTTCCGTAATCACTGATGTCAAAGGCTTCCTGGTCGGCAAGATATGCCTTCAAAGCCCTGGTAATTACTCGGCTCCTGGTTCCTTTGGTTTTCGTCTTTAGATCCCTGGCTATTGACACCGGGATATTGGCTGAAATGATGGTT